GATGGCATGAGCAAGTCAACGGTATAAGTGACTTGTGAGATCGCTGCCTCTAGTTGAGTTTTCTCAAGCGGTTGCAGATAGGTGGTTGTGAACAATGCTTGGTTGTTCTGCTCACCCGTAAGACCGAGTTGTTCAGTCGCAAGGTCCTTTTGCAACGGTTGCATAAATGCACCGACAAACTGAGCTTGGTCTCTCTCTTCAGTCGCAAGTTCCTTTTGAAGAGGTTGCATAAACGTCCCAGTAAATACAGCCTGTTCCAGTTCCTCTGTCGCGAGACTTTTCTGGATTGGTTGCATGAATTCACCTGTGAACAATAGCTGGTCACGCTCTGCAGTCGCAATATCTTTTTGAAGCGGTTGCATATTCGTCCCAATAAACTGAGCTTGGTCACGTTCCTCCGTTGCAATGTCTTTCTGGAGTGGTTGCATGAACGCTCCGGTAAACACAGCTTGGGTTAGTTGCTCAGTCGCAAGGTCTTTTTGAATTGGCTGCATATTCAATCCAATAAACTGCGCTTGTTGCAGTTCTTCCGTTGCAAGGGATTTTTGAATCGGTTGCATGTTGAGTCCGACAAACTGTGCTTGGCCCAGTTCTTCAGTCGCAATATCTCTTTGGATCGGCTGTAGACTTGACCCGATAAACTGAAGCTGTGACACCTCCTCAGCTAGTTGAGTTTTCTGCAGGGGCTGTAGATTTAGTCCCGTGAACTGTGCTTGTCCCAGTTGCTCAGTTGCGAGGTCTTTCTCGATTGGTTGCAGGTTTAGTCCAACGAAGTTCGCTTGTGCCAACTCTTCTGTTGCGAGAGCTTTCTGAATTGGTTGCATGTGCAAACCAACATATCCAAGTTGTGCTACTTGCTCAGTCAATTGTGCTTTCTGCAAGGGCTGCATGTTAAGCCCAACATACTGTGCTTGACCCAACTCTTCCGTTGCAATGTCCCTCTGAATTGGCTGCAGACTCGAACCAATGAACTCAAGTTGTGATACTTCCTCAGCCAGCTGTGCTTTTTTGAGAGGTTGTAGGTTGAAACCAGTGAACTGCGCTTGGCTAAGTTCTTCTGTCGCAAGGTCTCTCTGAATTGGTTGTAGAGTCAGTCCAACGAACTGTGATTGTGAAACCTGCTCAGCCAACTGTGTTTTCTGTAGAGGTTGCATATTCAACCCAACGAATTCCGTTTGACTCAGTTCCTCGGCTGCAAGACTTTTCTGCAATGGCTGCATAAAATCGCCAACAAATGTTGCTTGGCTCAGCTCTTCCACCGCAAGATCTTTCTGAGTGGTAGCAAGGTCTCGTTGAATCGGCTGAAGGTTCAGACCAACAAATTGCGCTTGACCCAACTCCTCTGTCGCGAGGTCTCTCTGAATAGGCTGCATGTTCAACCCAACAAAAGCTGCTTGGCTTAGTTCTTCTGCTGCCAGATCTTTTTGGATTGGTTGCATATTCAGGCCAACGAATTGTGCTTGTGACACTTCTTCAGCTAGTTGGCTTTTTTGTAGTGGTTGTAGGTTTAGTCCGACGAACGCTGATTGACTAAGTTCCTCTACTGCAATGCTTTTTTGCAGAGGTTGCATATGTTGCTCTACGAACAAGGCTTGATTTCGTTCTGTAGTGGCAAGGTCTTTTTGGATCGGCTGCATGAAATCACCAACATACGTTAGTTGTGAGATCTGCTCAGTCAGTTGAGTTTTGTGCAGTGGTTGCATTTGCTGTTCTGTGAATAGAGCTTGGTTTAGCTCTGATGCAGCAAGATTCTTCTGAATTGGTTGCATGTTTGTGCTCGTGAATGCGGCCTGTACATACTGCTCATTCGTCAGACGATAGTTGGCATCTTCTGTTGCCAGTTGCATCTTAGTCAATGCTGCACGGGACTCAGCTTCTTGAGCCTGGTAGTTGAGTGTTGCGAGCTGAGCTTTGGCTGCTGACAGCTGTACGGAAGCAGTTACCGCTTCAATTTCAGCTTTACGACCCTGAGCTTGTGCAATGTGTGATTGCCAGTACGCTTGATCTTGACCCATAACCATCTGCACGCCTGCGCTGATGGCTGACGTTCCCATCTGAATGTAGGTCTTTGCGTATTCTTCGCCGGTGATCCGGCCGGCCTCATATTCCTCTAAAAGGTGTGCTCTGTTAGAGGCCATAATCTTGTCAAAGGCACCCTCACCACCCGGACTACCGTCCGTTAAATCAGATATCCCAATTTGGACTACATCCTCATATAGGCTGTTACCTTCTTGCACGGGTAAGAGATATTCGGCGGTACTTAAGTCAACAGACGGCAAGACAAAATTCTCACCTAACTGAGTGAGAATCTCTTCTGCAAGATCTGCACCTTGTATCGTTACTGGCATGCTGTATTCTCCGAATATTTCTTAGATGTGACTGTAGAAAAGGGGCCATAAGGCCCCCCTTCACATGGTGTTACTTAGTCATTTGATCCGTCGAGGCGTTGTGCTGCTTCTTGCTGATCCTTGAGCTGTGAAAGCTCCTCAGCTGTCAGTGGATCCAGGATATCGATGGAGAACTCAGAGACCATACGAACACTGTGTACGATCTGGCCCTTCACCTTCTTCGTCTTCACCTGTTGGAATTTTTTCGACTTCAAGGCATCAAGAAGAACCTGCGGAACGTGATAACCACCATCTGTCTTCTCACCGAAAGGGATGTATTTGCGGACTGTTCCAAGGAAGCGATTGGCAACGGTGATAATCTCACCTTCGATGTCAGCCTTTGCAGGGTTCATATTCGAGATACGAACTCGGACCATCCGCATTTTGGTTTTATAGAGATCGTCACGAATGTCTTGATCCATCTCAGCCCGGGACTTGCGGCGATCAGAAACAACTTCTTCTTTTTCCTCTGGCTCTGTGGGGGGATTCAAGTGGTCTTCAATCTTCTTTTTCAGCGAGTCGGTGCCGATATTGCCTTTGTATGTAACGCCAATAACGTCTGCTCGCTTCTTCAAGAGCGTAAGCTCATCGAGGGGTGCTGCAGCTTTTTCGTTCTTTTCAGCTTCTTGCGCGACGACTTCGGAGATGGTGGACTGCTCATTCATAGGAGTTCCTGACTTCAGTATTTCTTGTATTATTCACTATTGTGAAACGGGGTTGGGGCCCCCTATTGGGGACCCCTTCAGTCAGTCAGCGATTACTGACGTGCGACTGTCTTGATCACAGCAAGGCGTTCAGGGCGCATGATCAGCGAACCGTAGTACCACTTGATCGAACTGAAGCCTGTCTCACCGAATGGGTCGTTACGGTCAGCGGTCTTCTCGCCTGGCATCTTGGTGATGATCTTGAACTTCACTGTCTTGCCATCGGTCTGGAAACCAATGGTTGTGAAGGACTCGTCACCAACCGTGAGCATTGGGAAGACATCGTAGTTGCCACCCGTTGCACGGTAACCAGGGTTAGTGGATTCTGCAGCGCCTTCACCGGCCCAGTGAAGCATCTCAGGCACAACAACGATACGGAACTGGTCAATCGTACCAATCTCGCCGTTCAAGAGTGTCCCTGCATCAGCATACTGGTTCACAGGAATGAACGCTTGATTGTCAAACGGATCGACCATGCGCTTCACAGTGCTCTCAAGCTCTGTGCCGATGTACATCACACGACCAGAGTTGATCGTCTTTGTATCGATCATGCGCGAACCGGTGATGACCTTGGTCTGCATCGGTGAACGGTTGTCTTTGAGGATCGTGTGCAACCGCGACAGATCATCATAGTCAACGATGGAGGCAGTGCCACCTTCTGCAGTGATCTCTACGTCAGACGTAGCCGCACCAGAGAAAACAGTCACACCAGCACCAGCCAACAGATCCATTTGCAGGATAGCTTCTGCCATCTGTGTAGCACCGGTAACCAATTCACGAGACAAGTGCTCATAAAGCATTTCGTCTGTGTCGAAGTCGAATGATTCCTGAGTGAACTCAGTGAAGAAACCCAACTTCAGGATGGAGCCTTCACGCTCTACGCGTGTGAAACCAACTCGGTTAACCCGGCCGCCATTCTCGGAGAGAGTTGGCATACGGCTTGTGATCATACCCACGTCACGGCTTGAACCATAAAGGTGACCATCGGTCATTGCAGCACCGGCGGCGTCGAGGCCTTGGTCGTTCACGTTGCGGTCATCAAGCAAAGGAATATACTGAAAGACTTTGATCGTCTTGCCGTAGTGCTTTGGCATCGACATCACATCAGCAAGAGGTGTGAAATACATCTCTTTCTTTGCATCGATGATGGCCTTCTTGTGCCATTTGAAAGTGTTGAATTGCGAACCCAAAGTGGAAGGAGTGCCTCCAGCAGGGTCGTTGTACATGTTCATAGCGTCAGCCATTTGTCGTCTTCCTCAGTATTTACGCCGGTCCTTTTAGGAGCTGCTTGCGTATTGTTTCTCGAATTCCTCGTCGGTCATGGACAAGGGATTGAAGTCCTCTTTGGCTTTCTTGGCCGGGGTGGACTTGGGAGTTGAGGCTGCTTTTACTTTGTCGTTGTTTGACACCGCGTTCCGCTTTGCGGTGCTGGTCTTTACGACTCGCTGGGTGGATTTCTGAGAGGGGTCATCGACCTTGTTCTCGTCCGTAGCCTGCGCTTTGAAACTGCCTGCTTGGGTCATTTCCTCACCTACGTCTTTGTAAGCTTGGATGAATGCGACACCTTGGAGTTTTCCGAGTGTCTGGCGTCTCTCGATTTCAGTGGTGATCTGGTCAAAAATGCCAGATTCCTTCTGAGATGTAAGGACACGCATGATGTTCGGGTC